AAAAAATGCAAAATGATTTAATATGTCCAAACTGTAATTCCCTACTTTATTGGGGCTTTGATGAATGGGGCAGAACTCCATGGCATTTACATTGTCGTAAATGTAATATTAATATTGGTGTAAATAAACAAAATAAAGCTATTGAATTAATTCAAAAATATCATCAGCCAAACACTTATATTGAATATTATAATAATGAGATTCAAATATTATTTGAAAATAATAAACAAATAATATTTAAGGAGATAAATAATGCAGAATGATATTGTAAAATTAAAAGATGAAGATGGTATGCATACACATGCATTCTGTCCTTCTTGTCATTATGAATTACTTGGTGAAAATGTAGGAATTAATTATTGTCCTCATTGTGGAATCAAACTTTTTTGGAATTCTGAAAAAATGTCTAAAGTACATGAAATTTGGCATGAAATGAGTATCGAACGTTATAGTCAATTAAAAAATAATATTAAAAACAAAAAAGGATAATAAAAAATGCAAAGTGATTTAATAAAAGAATTAAGTACAAACTTTATTGAATATGCTGCTTCCGTTAATTCAGATAGAGCAATACCAAATGCTACTGACGGCCTCAAACCAGTTGCTAAGAGAATTCTTTATGGAGCTTTTACAGGAGGCAGGACTAGTAATAAACCTCATGTAAAATGCGCAAAGATTGTCGGAGATGTAATGGGATCTTACCATCCTCATGGAGATTCGTCTATTTATGGTGCATTAGTTCGTCTTGCTCAAGATTGGGTAATGCGTTATCCTCTTATTGATTTTCACGGCAACGTAGGAAATCAAGCGGGGGATGGACCTGCCGCACCTCGTTATACAGAAGCGAGATTATCTAAATTAGCAGAAGAAGGTATGCTTCAAGGCTTAAAGAAAAATAATGTTGATTTCATTCCTAACTATGATGAAACAACAGAAGAGCCTATTGAATTACCAAGTATTTTTCCTAATTTACTTTGTAATCCTAATAGTGGTATCGGTGTGGCTATGGCTTGCTCTTGGGCGCCGCATAATCTTACAGATGTTGCTGTTGCAATTAATGCTTATTTAAGCGGATTAGAGCCAACTTTACCTGGTCCTGATTTTCCAACTGGCGGTGTTATTATTAACTCTAAAGACATTCCCGCAATTATGAAAACTGGTCATGGTAGTGTAAAAATTCGTGGTAAATATAAAATAGATAAACAAAAAATTATATTTACAGAAATTCCATATGGTACTACTATTGAAGGATTAATGACTGAAATTGGTGAAGTTTCTGATTCAAAAGAAATTGAAGGAATTGATAACATTCGTGATGAATCTAATAAAAAAGGTGTTAGAATTGTCATTGAATGTGATAAAAGTATTAATCCCGCAAGTATTATAAATAAACTTTTTGCAAAAACGAATTTACAGAGTTCATTTAGTTATAATCAGGTTGCTCTTGTTGATAAAGTGCCAACTGAATTAAATCTTAAAGATTGTATTAAAATTTATGTTGACCATAATATTGATTGTATAACAAGAGAAGCAAAGTTTGATTATGATAAAGCTGTTGACAGACTTGAAATTGTTAATGGCTTATTGCGGGCACTCGAGGATATTGACAACATCATAGCTCTGATTAAGAATTCTGAAAATGCGACTGCCGCAAAGGAAAAATTAATTGCAAAATATCAGTTTACAGAAAATCAGGCTAAAGCAATTTTAGCTATGCGTCTGTCCTCTCTTGCTAGACTTGAAAAAGTAGAATTAGAAAAAGAAGCAAAAGAATTGGAAAATAAAATTGCAGACTTAAAAGATATTTTAACAAATGAAGAAAGGCAAAAAGGTATTCTTAAATCTCGTCTTTCTGATATTGTAAAAAAATACGGAGACGCCCGCCGCACCGAACTTACTAATATTGAAATAAAACCAGAAGATAAAGAAATTGAAGAGGTTATTCCAGAGGACTGTGTTGTAATTCTTTCTCAAACTGGAAATATTAAAAGAGTTCCTCAAAAATCTTTTAAAGTACAACGCCGCAACGGAAAAGGTGTTAAAATAAAAGATGATGTAATTATGTCTACAATATCTACTAATACTATTGATAATCTTCTTATTTTTACTAAAAAAGGAAAAATGTTTAAGATTATTGTAGATGAAATACCAGTTGGAACTAATGTTTCAAAAGGTACGAATGTTGGAACTTTAATCAACATGGATTCAGATGATGAAGTTGTAGCTATTACTTCTCTTGCAAGGAGCAACACAGCTAAATATGTAGTATTCTTTACAAAACGAGGATTAATGAAAAAAACATTCCTTGATGAATATACAAAAGTAAAACGTAGTACAGGAATTACGGCAATTAAAATTAATGATGGCGATTCTATTGCTAATGTAGAATTTATTAACGAAGAAGATATTCTTGTTATTACTAAAAATGGAATGTCAATTCATTTTGAAAGTAAACTTGTAAACCCTGTTGGTAGAATTGCCGCAGGCGTTAAAACTATTAAGTTAGATGAAAATGATGAAGTTATTGTTGGATTACCAATCCACTCAAATGAGGATAATATTGCAATCTTTTCAACAAAAGGATATGGTAAAATAACTTCAATTAAAGAATTTACAACACAAGGGCGGGGCGGAAAGGGTCTTGTAATTTATAGACCTAGTGCTATATATGGGAATATTGCAGGAGCTACAGTAGTAACAAATAAAGATACAATTTTATTAACTGGACAGCCAAGTTCCATATGCATCGCAGCCTCAGATTTACCTTTATTAACTCGGACAAGTTTTGGAAATATTATGATAAAATCCACTATTTCATCTATTGTAAAATTTTAATAGATAGGAATTTAATTCCTATCTATTATTTCAAGGAGAAAAGAAAAAATGTTTTAGAACTGTAAATATAAATGGAATTATTAGGCAACTAAAGAAAAATAGGATGCTTATGAAGATTTAATAAACAATTTTTATATACCTTCCCCTCAAGAATTTATTTTATTATCGTTGGGATAGAAAAAAAATATTATAAAAGATTTTATAAAATAGATTAGAAAAATTAATGTTTTTCCTGTTTATTATTTTAATGAAGAAGGAATTAAAAAAGAAATATTATCTGTAATAAATAAATAGGATATTAGTTTTGATGAAAATGATAATTTAAATATTCAAGCATCTCAAGGCTGTGTATTATTAGATTTTCTTTTTCCTAATCTTCATCATATTCACGCTGGGCAGAGAACTAAGCCATCAATGCATGAGATTTTTTATGATGATGAAAAATTATTTCAATGTTTATTATATTTTTTACAAAGAAGAAAAATGAATACCTTAAGAACAGCTTTCTTTTGTTCAAGTCGATATTTATGGAACGCAGGAACAAATTTTTCACCAATAAGAGCAAAAACTATTTATGAAAGATTCTGTCCTAAAAATGGTGTTATATATGATTATAGTGCTGGGTATGGCGGCAGAATGTTAGGAGCGTTATCTTCTAAAAATAATTATAAATATATAGCAGTAGAACCAAATTCAGATACTTACTATAATTTATTACAACTTGGTTAGATAATAAATAAAACAACAAATAAATAGAATTCTTTTGAAATATATCAACAAGGCTCTGAAATTTTTATCCCTAATCAATAGATAGATTTAGCTTTTTCTTGTCCACCTTTTTTTAATCTATAGACATATAGTGAAGAACCTACTCAATCTATAATAAAATTTCCTTCATACAATAATTGGTTAGAATTTTATGTCAAACCCACTATTCAAAATTGTTATGATTCATTAAAAAAAGATGGTATATATGCAGTAGATTTAATGAATTTTAAAAATAGCAGAAAAAAAACTTATTTAATATAGGATTGGATACAAGCTGCACAATCTCAAAACTTTATTTTAAGACAGGTTTGTGAAAATCATACTCGAAATAGAAAACAAAATGTTTTTGATAGAGAAAAAATTTTAATATTTACAAAACAAGAAAAAGTAAAAATTTCTTTAGCTGATATTAATTCAGATTTAATCGAAAAATATAATAAAAGATTTGAACAAATAGAAAAAGAAAAAAATAAAAAATTAAAAAAGTTTTGTTTATATGACATTTTTGGACATTTATTAAATACTTTTTCAAATTTATCCGCCTTAGAAAAGTAGTGCGGATATTCTCAATAGATTATAAAAAAACATTTAAATAAAAAAAGATATAATCAATTTTACTTTAGAAGTTATGAAAAAGATGAGCCAATTTTGAATATAATTGAAATAAAACCTGTAATATGTAAAATTGATGGTATTTATTATGATTCATATGCAGAAGTAGGAAGACTATTAGGAACGTCGCGGCAAGCCGTACAACAGGCCAGTAAAAGAAAATCTAAAAAAATAATGAATAAAAATATCTAGTGGATAGAATAAATATTTATTTGTTTTTTATAAAAATTTATAATATAATTTATTTATCAAAAGAAAAAGGAATTTAAAAATGAAAAACAAAATAGATATTGGTATTATAATTAAAAAGCTGAATAAAGCAACTGAAGCTTATGATAAAGGTGAACCCATTATGTCTGATTATGAATGGGATGAACTTTATTTTGAACTGAAAGAATGGGAAGACCAGACTGGAATTATTTTTGAAGATTCTCCTACTCAAAAAATTCATTTTCAAAAAGTATCTGAATTAAAAAAAGTTAAGCACAATCATCCTATGCTTTCTCTTGATAAAACAAAAGACATAGAAGAAATAAAATCTTTCTTAGGAGACCATGAATGGATTGCTATGGCAAAAATGGATGGTTTAACCTGTTCTTTACGATACCTTAATGGTAAATTAGTTTCCGCAGAAACAAGAGGAAATGGAATAGAGGGTGAAGACATTACTCATAATGCTTTAGTAATTCCTTCTATTCCACGATTTATTCCCTTTGAAGAAGGAGAAGAACTTATTATTGATGGTGAAATTATTTGCACATATAAAAATTTTGAACCATTTAAAAATAATTATAAAAATCCGAGAAATTTTGCGAGTGGAAGTATAAGATTATTAAATTCAGAAGAATGTAAAAAAAGAAATCTTACTTTTGTTGCTTGGGATGTCATTATAAAAAATACATTTTATAATATTGAATTTTTTAATTATTATAATGTTAATAATTTTTTATCTGCAAAATTACATTTTTTGCAAAATATTGGTTTTACTGTAGTACCATTTATTGTTAAAACTGCTTCTTTAAAAACTGCTATTGATAATTTAAAAGAATTTGCAAACCACTTTTCATATCCTATTGATGGTATTGTCTTTAAATATGATAATATTGCAGAGTATAGCGCGGCAGGCCGCACAGACCATCATTTTAAAGGTGGATTAGCTTATAAATTTTATGATGAAACTTATCCAACCCGTCTAAAATATATTCAATGGACAATGGGTAGAACTGGTATTTTAACTCCAGTTGCTGTATTTGATCCTATTGATATTGATGGTTCAACAGTAGAAAGAGCATCACTTCATAATGTTAGTATTATGAAGGAGGTTCTTGGCGATTGTGCTTACGTGGGTGAGCCTCTTCAAATTTATAAAGCAAATCAAATTATCCCTCAAATTGCAGAAGCTGGACCAAAATATGATTATGGTTATGTAATTGCTCACGGAGGGGTATCTGCTAACGATGCTATTGAAAGATGTCCTATATGCGGCGGTGATGTTGCATATATAACTAGCAATGAAGGAGTAATAAATGCATACTGTGACAACCCGTCCTGTAAAGGAAAATTAGTTAATCGACTGGATCACTTTTGTGGGAAAAAAGGACTTGATATTAAAGGACTTTCAAAAGCTACTCTTGAAAAGTTTATTGAATGGGGATGGGTAGAATCTATAGAAGACTTATATTATATTTCCGAAAAATACAGGTCGGACTTTTTACTTAAACCTGGCTTCGGAAATAAGTCAGTTACTAAAATCTTAAATGCCATAGAAAATTCAAAACATACTACTTTTGATGCTTTTATTTCTGCTATTGGTATTCCTCTCATAGGCAAAGCAGTTGCTAAAGATTTAGCTAATTATTTTGAAACCTATGAGGATTTCCGTGAAGCAATAAAAGATAAAGACTATCATTTTTATGAATTAGATAATTTTGGAATAGAAATGGATAATAGTTTAAAAAATTTTGATTATGCGGAAGCTGATAGACTTTCTAAAATTTTAAATATAGAAGCCTCCGTTGTAAACAACAATCAAATAAATAATAATCTTATAGGAAAAACTATTGTCATTACGGGAAAACTTACAAAATTTAAAAATAGAGCTGAATTAAAATCAGTTATTGAAGCACATGGCGGCAAAGTTTCTGATTCTATTTCTGGTAAAACAGATATTTTAATTAACAATGATATAAATAGTACATCTACTAAAAATAAATCTGCAAAAACCCGCGGTATTCCAATCATTACAGAAACTGATTTTATACAGCAATATATTGAAAATTAAAAAAATTTTGTGTATAATATAAATATATAAAAGATGAATAGTTTATAAGATGGTTGTATTCAGACAACAAGGCGAAAATAAAAATAATATTTTATTCACTAAATATTTTCTTGATTTTTTAAAAAATTTTTTGTATAATAAAAATATGAGTGATGAAATATAATTCATCTTAAAAATAGAAAAACAATTATTTAAATAAAATATAAGGAGAAAAATATGTTAAAGGAAAATAGTAAAATTGTTTTTGATTTTGTAAAGGCACACGATGGAGAAGATTTTACAGCACAGGATATTGCGGATGCAACAGGTCTTTCTGTTCGTTCAGTTAATGGTATTGTTACTTCCGCTTTTCAGCGTCATAAAGATGCAGATAAAAATGAAGTACCGCTAATGGTTCGTGTCCCAGCGGAAATTGAAGATCCAGAAACTGGTCTACATAAACCGGTTAAATTCATTCAACTTACAGACGAAGGTCGTGTATTTGATCCGAACGCTGAGGAATAATTTTTTATTACAAGGTTAGATATTTAATATCTAACCTTTTTTATCTTGGAGAAAAAAATGACATTTTTAATATTAGGAATTGTTTTTCTAATATGTGGTTTATTTTTCTTCTATAAAGCTAATCAAATTGAAATTAATAAAAGTAAACAACAAGAATAGTATTCTTAGCAACTAAGAAATGAAATAACTGCTTTACAATAGAAAAAAAATAAATTAATATATTCAGAAAATCAAAAGAAAAAAGAAATATAGGAAGAGCTTTCACAGTTTAAAAAAGATAAACAACGCGAATTAGAAGAAGATTTATAGAAAGAAAAAAAATTAGCCTAGTTAAGTATTGAAAAAGCTAATGCAAAAGCATCTTCAGAAATTGAAGCTATTCATTAGGATTTAAATAATATTAGAGAATCTGCCGCACAATAGAAAAAAGAAATACAAAAAGATATTGATAAAATAAAATCTTCTTTAAGCGCGGGTGTTGAAGCGCGCCTCCGCGAACAATAGAAAAAAGATAAAATAAATTTTTACAAATTATCTATTAATGATGCGGATTTAGCAGATGTAAAAATGTTAGAAAATTTAAAAGCTTCTTTCCATAAACCTGTTGTTTTAAGTAAACTTATATGGACACAATATTTTCAAAAACAAATGACTGAATTATGTGATAGAGTATTAGGTAAAAAAACAATTTGCGGGATTTACAAAATTACCAATTTAAATTCTGAATAGTGTTATATTGGACAAAGTGTAGATGTCTCAAAACGTTGGAAAGATCATTGTAAATGCGGTCTAGGCATTGAGGCTTCCGCAACTAATAAATTATATAATAATATGCAAAAAAATGGTGTATGGAATTTTTCTTTTGAATTATTAGAAGAATGTTCAAGAAATTTGTTAAATGAGAAAGAAAGATTTTGGATAGAAATGTATCAAAGCGATAAATTTGGTTTAAATACAACGAAAGGTAATAAAACATAATGATAAAAATATTTACTTTAAATAAAAATGGGAAAATAGAATTAACAGAAAAAGAATTACAATAGTTATTAGATAATGTATATTGGGAAGGATATAGAAATAATAATAACCCATGTTGGACTTATACAACTCCATTAACATATCCTTATTGTTCAACTATAACAGCAGATTCAATTACTTTAGGATCAACTATAAAGGGGAATGAAATAAAATGAAATTTGAAAATACGGAAACTTGGGGTTTTGAACATGCTTTACGAGGCATGAGAAATCCTAAAAATAGTTGGAATAAAAGTGATAGTTATTTTAATATTACAGATGATTATGATGAAGGGGTTCTTGATGTAGCTAATGCTTGGGTTTATCAAAATCATCCTGAACGCAATAGACATGAAGATACTAAAGAATTTTTTGATTTAGAAGATAAATATTGTGATTGGTTAATCACAGAAGGAGTTTTAAAAGAATCTAAAGATTATCAGTATAGAGATAATGCTTTTATTGGACCTAATGATATGAAACTTGCTCAAACATTGATCAAAGCAGGTCCAGAACATCGTAAATTTTTAAGACAAATTTTTGTTTCTGTTGATATTACAGCGCCACTTTATTTTTTCAAATAGTTTGATACTTATAAAATTGGAACTACCGCTAATAGCACTTCTACCATGCATAAATTAACAAGTAAACCGATTACTTTAGATTGTTTTGAAACCGATGATTTTAATACAGAATTAGAATATTATCAAGGCAATACAACAGAAATGTTATCTGAAATTATTATTGAACAACTTGAGTTTCTTCGTCAAAAATATCTTGAAACAAAAGATAAGAAATATTGGAAAGAACTTGTGCGGTGGTTACCTGAAAGCTGGCTACAAACTCGCACATGGACAGCTAATTATGAAGTGATTAGGACTATTGTCCATCAGCGTGAAAATCATAAATTAAATGAGTGGAGCGGACAAGATGACCCATCTAAAGATAATTTTATAAAATGGGCTAAATCATTACCATATGCTGAGGAGCTTATTTTTTCTTAATTTGAAAAATAAAAAATAAAATATTATAATATAATTATGAAAAATAAAAAATAAAAAAAGGAAAAATACATATGACTAAAAAAGAAGCATTTATTCAAATTGTTGAAACAGTTATTTTTGATTCAGGAGAAACTTTTAATTTTTCAGATGAAGAACTTAATAATGCTTTAGAATTTTTTACTGAACTAAAAAATGGTAAGGTAAAAAGCTCTGGTGCTATGACAGAGAATGGCGCAAAACTTCTTTCTTGGATGCAGGAAAATGTAGAAAAGATGTCTAATGTTTTTACATCTAAAGAAGCAGCTGAAGCTCTTTTTACCAGCGGTCGCTCCATCGCAGGGTCTATGAGAAAATTAGTAAACGATGGTTATGTTGAAAAAGCAGGAAAAAATCCTGTGCAGTATTCTTTAACAGAAGCTGGGAAAAACTATCAGTTTGAAAAATAAAAAAATTTTTATTATAATATAATAGTACAGAAAAAGTTGATTTTTAAATAAGGAGAAAAAAATGAAAGCAAACGCAAAATTTATTAATACAGAAAAGATTGAAGGACGTGTTTATAGTACAGGTAGTAATTTTAATCAGCTTTCTGTAAGAGTATCTGGAGAAAATTCAAAGAATCCTGGTACTAAGTATATTGCGGGAGACCTGGATGTTGCAGTTGATGAAGCAGGTCTGAACGTTATTACTATTCATTATACTTATGTAACTGAAACATATAGAAGCGGTCAAACAAATAACACATATACCGCTCTTAAAAGAATTATTGATAATCCTGAAAAAACTTGGATTAATGGCGGAAAAGATAATGCTTTTATGGTTCAGTGTACAGGTGTTTCTATCGCGCTTAATGATTTTATTGCAGGAGATGGTTCAAAAGTTGCCGCAATTAGAAATGAAGGCGGTTTTTGCTCTATCGTAAATGAACTTGGTGCGGAATCTGAAAGAAATACTTTTTCAGCAGATATGCTTATTAATAAAGTAACTCATGTTGATGCAAATCCTGAAACAAATATTCCTGAAGATTTTGCAACAGTTAGTGGAGCTATCTTTGGATATGGTCCTGTTATCCTTCCTGTTTCTTTTACAATTCGTAATAAAATGGGAATGGAATATTTTGAAAATCTTGATGCAACACCTGCAAACCCCGTTTTTACAAAGCTTTGGGGAAAAATTAATTGCATGACAATTAAGGTTGAACGGACTGAGGAATCTGCATTTGGTGAAGCCGCTGTTCAGACTTATGAAAGAAAAAGCCGTGAATATTTGATTACTGGTACTGCAAAAGTTCCTTATGATTTTGGTAGCGAAGATGTTCTTACTGCATCTGATGTTAACAAGATGGTTCAGAATCGTCAGGTTATGCTGGCAGAAATTGAAAAGAGATATAATGAACGTCAGGCTACTAAAGCTGCTGGTGGAACAGCTTTCCAGGGAGCTGCAGTTCCTGAGGGTAACTTTATTTTCTAATAAAAGGGAGATTTATTCTCCCTTTCTCTTAAGAAAGGATTTTATATATGGCAGATATTAATATTTTTGAAATTTAGCCGCATCAAGTAAGTAGAAATCTTCGCGGATATTCAGTCTTCTTTTATGGCTAGCCCAAATCTGGAAAAACAACGACCGCATCAAAATTTGAAAATAACCTTCTTTTAGCTTTTGAAAAAGGTTATAACGCCATTCCTGGAGTAATGGCACAGCCCATCAATAACTGGGCAGAATTTAGAAAAGTTCTTAGACAGTTAAAAGACCCAAGAGCAAAAGAAAAATTTTATACTATTACTATTGATACTTGTGATATTGCATATGATTATTGTACTAAATATATTTGTGATAATGCTCCAAGACCGCAAGAACAAGGAGGTGGATTTGGAGTAGATAGTATTAGTGACATTCCTTATGGTAAGGGATATGGAATGGTATCAAAAGAATTTGATGAATGTCTTAGATCTATTGTTATGATGGATTATGGTCTTATTCTTATTTCTCATGCAACAGATAAGGTGTTTAAAGACGAAGCAGGAAATGAATATAATAAAATTGTTCCAACCCTTGACAAAAGAGCAAATAATATTGTTGCTAGAATGGCAGATATTATTGGATATTCTAGAATTGTTACTGATAAAGAAGGTAACAATTTAACAAAACTCTTTATGCGTGGAACACCTAGATATGAAGCAGGATCAAGATTCAAATATACTCCAGACTATATTGATTTTTCATATGATAATTTAGTTACCGCAATTAGTGAAGCAATAGATAAACAAGCAAACGAAGATGGTAAAGAATTTTTTACAGATAAGAGAAATAATCTTTATAAAGATACTACTGCAAATCTTGATTTTGATGAATTAATGAAAAATTGTAATGCATTAATTACAGATATGATTGATAATAATTCTGATGAAGTCTTTAAAGAATTTTATCAGCCACGTATTGTTCAAATTACAGATCGCTATCTTGGTAGAGGTCAAAAGATGAGTCAATGCTCAAGAGAACAGGTTGAAGCCCTTTCTCTAATTTATGATGATCTTCTCTTACTTTCCAATGAGACGAAATCAGAATAATTATATATTTTTAGGGCTTGTCAAAAATTATTATTTTTGACAAGTCTTATTTTTTATATTATAATATAAATATATAGAATTAAAAAGGAAGTATATTTTATGCACCAAGTTAAATGTCTTTATTGCGGAAAATATTTTGATAGAGATAAAGAACCTACAAAACAAGTTTCTGCACGTAGATATGCTCATATGGATTGTTGGAAAGAGCATGTTGCTAACATGTCTCAAGAAGAAAGAGACATAGAAGCTTTTTATGATTATACTAAAAAATTGTTTGGTGAAGATTATAATTATATATTAACTAAGAAACTTGCAGAAAGATATGTAAAAGAAAATAAATATACTTATAGTGGCATGTTAAAAACGCTTAAGTGGTATTATGAAAAAGAAGGTAATTCACTTGATAAAAGTAATGGAAGTATTGGAATTATTCCTTATATATATAAACAAGCATTAAATTACTATTATGCACTATATCAAGCGCAATTAGTAAATAAAGAAAAAGATATTTTAAATTTTACATTACCAAAAGAAAGAATTATAAGTATAGAATCACCACGAGTGTATGTGCGGCCGCCGCATATGTGGCTAGAGGAGGAGGAATAAATGGGTTCAAAATATGTAGATATATCTGCTTGTATGCAAGTCATTGGAGACGTATTTATAAATCCTTCTCTTTTAGATTTAGAAGATAAATATAAATTTAACGAGGAAGATTTTCCTCAAGAGTTTCATAAAATTTTATTTGGTTCAATTCATAATCTTCATCAACTTGGCGCAAAACAAATCTCTATTGAAGATATAGAAAAATATTTAGAACAGCGTCCTAAAAAATATGCAATTTATAAAACAAATAAAGGCTCTGAATACTTAGAAAATATTAAAGAAATGTGCCAGCTTGCAGCATTTGATTATTATTATAATCGAATGAAAAAAATGACATTATTAAGAATGTATAATAAAATTGGAATGAATTTATCTTGGCTTTATGATCCAGATAATATATTAGATATTAAAAAGAAAGAAGCACAAGAGACTTGGTTTGACAATACTCCAATTAATGAAATTGCTAATGTCATTAATGATAAAATAGATGAAATCAAAGCTAAATATGTAGATAACTCAGAAGATGGTGTAGTTCAGGCGGGCGATGGCGCGTTAGCATTACTTGAAAGATTAAAAATAAATCCAGAAATTGGATACCCATTATACGGTAGATTAGTTAATGCAATTCACCGCGGGGCTAGATTAAAAAAGTTTTATTTGCGGTCTGCCGCCACTGGCATAGGAAAAACCC